TGTATAATAGATACACAACATAAGGAGTTGAACAAGATGAAAAAGCACGAGTTAGAACAAGCCACAGGTGTCACACTGAAAAACATTCGCAGATGTGTGGCTCAAATGTCAGGGCAGTTGGTTAAAACTATCAATATTAGTCCAAGAGGCCAGATTGGTAAGTGCCGAATCAACAGCCATCAAATACAATCTCTATTTCCCGGCAGTGAGATATGGTATGGATATCGCATTTATCCTAACAATGGTAAAAGCACTGATCCAGATCGCAGCATTCAAAAGGCTCAAGGACATATTTGCTTTGAAGAGCATTTTGTGGTGAAAACTCCATCCGGTGATTTTCTTTGCTCAACTCCGGGCAAGGAAGTGGTTGATGATTATGAGTTTTGGTATGTTGCTGTTGAACCGGCTGACCCTATGACTCGAGACTTTGAAGGCAACTTTGAATATACCAATAGCAGTGGCTTGAACCGAGTGCCATATATTGGTCATAGTGTGAATTTTTATAATAACTTTTTAAGGAATCCCGCATAATGCGATTCACAGCCATCATACTTGTCCTAACACTATCAGCCTGTGCGGATGATGGCTGTTCTTACACAACCACACGCTACAACACCAGAGACATATTGACCGGAGAATATACATCAATCTTATGTAGTGATTATTTTTGCCCAAATCAACCTGTTAATCGCACTTGTCGAGCGGGATAGTGTAAATAACACACTATGGCAGAAAGAAAAACAAGAAAAACCACCACTATTGAAGTGGAAGGCGTGATAGTGGGGCGGGATAAGAAAGTTATCCCAGCCCAGGATGTTGAAAAGTTGGCCGCTATTGGCTGTAAGAATCACGAGATATGTGATTGGTTTGGTTTGGATGAAAACACACTGACCTATAACTTTAGCGTAGAACTCACAAGAGGACGATCTTCGCTAAAGCAAAGCCTACGCCGGGCCATGCTGTATAATGCCATCAATAATAACAATGCGGCATTACAGATCTTCCTGGCCAAGAACTTCCTTGGAATGTCAGACAATCCGGTCAATAGTGAAGAGAACGCTCCATTGCCCTGGGCTGAATGAAATACGATATCATCATATGTGATCCACCTTGGGATTATGGTGGGCAGACCCAACACGGTGGGAGAGGCACTCCCGACACAGGTGGTGCCCTTAAACACTATCCCACTATGACCGTTAAGGCGATGATTGAACAGATACGCCCTATAGAATGGGCTGCTGATGATTGTTTGCTGTTTATGTGGAGTTCCTGGCCGCATTTGGATCAAGCCATTGAACTGGGAGTAGGTTGGGGATTTAAGTATGTCCATACGCCATTTATTTGGCACAAGCAGAAGACCAATCCCGGCTTTTACACTATGACCCAGACAGAGCCAGTGCTGTGTTTCAAGCGTGGTCGCATTCCCAGTCCGCGTGGCAGCAGAAATGAAAGACAGGTGGTGGAAGCAGTGAGAGGCCGCCATAGTGAAAAGCCGCGTGAAGTTCAAGACCGCATAACCAGAATGTTCCCAACACAGAATCGTTTGGAAATGTTTGCTCGTGAGGCATATCCAGGATGGACAGCGTGGGGAAATGAAGTATAAATGCCTCATCAACTATATCAACAGGATTGTTTAGAATGGATGGCGTCTCAACCTGCCGCCAGCATAGATATTATAGTATCAAGTCCGCCCTATAATAGAAATATCTCTTATAATGGTTATCGGGATCGCAGAACAGATTATTTAGAATGGCAACAGGCTGTATGGACTCAAGCCTGCCGCATTCTCAAACCCACTGGTCATTTATTCATTAATATCTGTGGCAATAGTCGTGATCCATTCCTGGCCTATGAAGTGGCACGATCAGTTCCTTGGCGTGTTCAAAACAACATAGTATGGGCCAAGGCCATAGAGTTTCAAGGACATATTTACGGTAGAAGCACGGTCAATATCAACAGCAAATATGTCTTACCACATGGACACGAAACCGTTTGGCATTTTACTTACAAGGGATCTACTCCTATAGACATTCAACAATCTTCAGTGCCTTATCGTCCAGAATATGCTGAAGACAATTTCAAGAGAACAGGAAGAACTCGTCGCCCAACCACAACCTGTTGGCATATACCCTATGAGACCACTGGCTACATGGGACAGGCTGCCGCAGACATAAAAGGTTCAAAAGGCCATCCTGCTATATTCCCTCGTGAGTTGGTTAGACACTGCCTCAATGTGGCTGGAGCACAACCAGGACATGTCATCTATGATCCATTTGCTGGCACTGGAACTACTTTAGTTGTGGCCAAAGAACTGAACATAGACAGCATAGGCACAGAAATTGACCCTGATTATTGCCAATTCATACATGAGAGAATGATGTAATGCCTCTCACCGTTCCCCAGCAGACCATAGTGGATGCTCCACAGCGTTTCAAGGTCATCATAGCAGGCAGACGATTTGGCAAGACACATTTAAGCATTCGCCAACTGGCCTGGCACGCTCGAGAACCTGGTCGCACCATATGGTATGTGGCCCCAACCTACAGACAGGCCAAGATGATTGCCTGGAAGAAACTACGCAATCAACTCACCGACCTACGCTGGGTCAAAAAGATCAACGAAACAGAATTGAGTTTGGAGTTAAAAAATGGCAGCACCATATCACTTAAAGGAGCAGACAATTATGACAGCCTACGAGGAGTTGGATTGGACTATTTGGTCGTCGATGAATTCGCAGACATCGAACCTGAAGCCTGGTATGAAACACTGCGTCCCACTCTGTCGGATCGCCGAGGCGGTGCGATGTTCATTGGGACCCCAAAAGGACTCAACTGGGCCTATGAGTTGTATGGTCAATGCCATACCGAGCCCGATGAATGGGCTTCATTTCAATATACCACCTTGGATGGTGGCCAGGTTGATGCCGCTGAAATAGAAGCCGCACGCCGCACACTGGACGAACGCACATTCAGGCAAGAATATGAAGCCACCTTTGAAACATTTAGTGGTCGTGTGTTCTACGCATTTGATCGTGCCACCAATATACGAGAATGGACCGGCAATCCCTCACACGAACTACACATTGGAATGGACTTCAACTTGGATCCTATTAGTGCCACGGTGGCTGTGCGTCTCAAGGACAGCCTACACATCATAGATGAGATAGTGATATTTGGCAGCAACACCGATGAGATAGTAGAAGAAATCAACACGAGATATCCCGGTAAGAGCATAGTGGTGTATCCGGATCCAGCCGGTTCAGCAAGAAAAACTTCAGCCGGTGGTAGAACCGATCACAGCATATTGAGAACAGCCGGATACCGTGTGCTGGCACCCAACCGCCACAACCCAGTTAGAGATGGCATCAACGCAGTCAATGGCTTATTACGCAGCAGCAGTGGTGTTTCACGCTTGTTTGTGGATCCCAAGTGTAAATATACCATAACCAGTTTGGAGCGGCTGACCTATCGACCCGGCACCAGCCAACCAGACAAGGATAGTGGCTACGATCACATGGCAGATGCCCTGCGTTATTGTGTGGATTATTTGTTCCCCATAAGACAGCCGGTTCGGGAACCAGAAGTTAAGATGTGGTCACATAAAATAGGAACGCGATAAATGGCGAATACGACACTAACGAACGACTATGCCAGGCTGTCAGTCACCAACCGTGAATATGGCCGCAATAGACCACGCTGGACTTTTCTCTATGATTCATATTGTGGGGGACAGGATTACAGATTAGGATCATACCTTACTCGTTATGTGTTGGAGCAGCCGGGCGAATACAATGCTCGCTTGCTGAACACACCACTAATCAATCACTGCTCGGCCATCATAGCAGTGTATATGAGTTTCCTATTTCGCAATGACATCAATCGCAATTTTGAAGATTGGGAAGGGCGAGCAGACTTGGATAGTTTTCTCAAGGACACAGACTATGAAGGCCGCAATATCAATGCCTTTATGAAAGAAGCCGAGTGTTGGGCTTCAGTGTTTGGCCACACTTGGATTGTGATGTCAAAACCCAATGTGGGAGCCACCACATTAGCACAAGAACAAGAGATGGGCATCAGACCTTATCTCAGTCTAATCTCACCCTTAGTGGCCAATGACTGGCGTTGGGAACGCAAAGAGTCCGGCGAATACGAACTGGTCTATTTCAAATACATTGAAGAAGTATTAGATAAAATGACCATACTGAAAGAAATAACTCCAACAGAAATCCGCACTTGGGTATTGGATGATGAGAATAAAGAAGCACACATAAAAAGCGTAGAAGTCAATGAATTAGGCCGTGTGCCTGTGGTCATACTCTACAATGAACAAAGCGTGGTCAAGGGCATTGGCGTCAGTGACATCAATGACATCGCAGACATCCAGCGTATGATCTACAACTTGACTTCAGAAGAAGAACAAAGCATACGATTGGACGGCCATCCCAGTTTAGTAGTGCCACCAACGGCCCAGTTAGGTTCAGGTGCTGGAGCACTGATCGTTCTACAAGAAGGCACAGATCCAGGACTGAATCCCTACTATCTCGAACACGGTGGCAGCAATGTGGATAACATTCGCAATGTGATCAAAGATTTAGAAGAACAAATCAATGCCCTGGCCAATGTGGGTGGTGTAAGAGCCACAGCCACCAGCAGTCAAAGTGGTGTGGCATTGGAAACAGAGTTTCAGTTATTAAATGCCAGATTAGCAGAAAAGGCCGATAATTTAGAATTGTGTGAAGAGCAGTTATGGGAATTGTTCAGTCTGTTCCAAGGCATTGAATGGACTGGCAGCATCAAATATCCAGATAGTTTCTCAATGCGTGATGTGGAGCGTGAATATCGCGAACTCACACTGGCTAAGACAGCCGCGAGCAGTCCTGAAGCCATAGCAGTCATAGACTACCGAGTCCGCGAACTATTAGACGATCCCAACTTGCCAGAAGAACCAGCCAGCCATTTGGTAGCACAGGGATTACCAGCCAGCGGCCCGGTCAAGACTGGTCCAGTGGATCCACTACCGGCCCAGAATATTACCAACCCCTCACTACGCCCACGCAGATATTTCTCAACAACCAACACAGGATTAGAATAAAATGGACAAACTTATCGCTGAACTGCTAATGGCATTTGCCAACAACTTTGCTTTCTATCTCAAATCACATCAGTTTCACTGGGCTGTGATGGGCGATGACTTCCCACAATATCACACGCTGTTGGAGGATATCTACACTGACGCACAGGAAGCCATTGATGACTATGCTGAAGAACTGCGTCGTTTGGGAGTATTCCCCAAAGGTGATCTCAAAGACATTATTGCTGACAGCCAAATCACTGACACACCCACAGACGCAATGATCACTGATCCTCAAGAAATGTTCTTGGTGCTGTTGGGCAATCTTGCTACCGTTATCACCACTCTACAAGACACCTTTGATGAGGCCACTGCTGTAAGAGAATATGGCCTACAAAACTTCTTGGCAGATCGCATCAGCAGTCACCGCAAAACACAATGGAAATTGACCGCCACGGTGACTCCTTGTGTTGAATACCAGCC